CAATTATCTCCGGAATCCCCGGAGTGGGATGGCTTCACTGGCCATTCCACCCAGGCCTTCTGTACAGACCTGGAGGAAGCCACCGATTTTGGTAATTGGTGGTTAGCTCGGGCCATTTGGTCCGAGTTTATACGGCAAACTAGTTGCCGCAATCAGCCCTTAGGACTGATGCTACTCGCGAAGGGTTTATATACCTCTTCACGTCCGGTGTTTCACCGTGTAGGAAAAAATAAATATTCCTACTTTATGACCCGGAGGGCTTTCCTCATGGGTGACCTTTTTACTAAGGTTGTTCTGACTATTGGTCAGGACTACAATGTCAGACAGGCACTGTTAAGCTCCCCTATTGGGGAGTACCGCTCGAATTCTAAAATCGAGCGTATAGGGTCATTACAACCCTATAATCTCTTTACATTAAAAGAGATAGGCAAGATCAATCGTGATCCCGTTCGGCCCAAGATACTTGGGTCCGCCTACACTTTAGTAGGCGATGACGTCGTTGTTCTCTACGCCGTCATAATACTAGGTTTTATACTAGAACCTTACTTCCGTAAGGCGGCCACTTCAAGTGGCTGGAAGTTGTCAGTTGACGACACCTTCGATAGTAAACATTTAATGTTTTACTGTGAAGAGGGCTCTCTTGTCCCTCGTGGGCCTCACAGCTCCACCCGCCATTCCTTATGGCGGGGTAGGATAGTAGATTACTTAGACTATCCTAGAATCCGGTTGTTATTACCGGTAAAAGTTGAGACAAACAACTATTCCCACACGAATGTGGGACGCTTTGCCCTTATGGGAAAAGAGTCACTCTGGGTGACGGGTACAGGTTCCCCTGAAGCCCTTACGATGTATTCCATCGCTTCACTGCTACAGCATATCGCTGTACCAAGGGACATAGAGACTCTATGTCCTTTCACCCCCCAAGAGATTGGGGGTGATGGGTCATATACGACCGACGTGGGATTTTTCTCCCAGGTCATTTCGGTCAAGTCCAAAGACGAGGCCGAGACGTTGTATAGAATGCATCGTCAGTTGTCCAAAACTTGGGCAAATAAGTTTGTTGCTTCCGACAAACCCCGTGGTGGTGTCCTTAAACAGCACCTAATCCTACCTACTTTGGATAGGATGAAGAAGTGGATTCCTGAAGGATCCATTATTACTCCGGAGTCACCGGAGCATGCTGAATTATATTCAGCCCTCCCAAGAGGTATTCTTGAGAGTCCCCAACTTACATTCTTTAAGTTGGTTAAACGAGTCTACAACTCGTGGTTATTCCGTGGAATACTTCTCCCCAACCTTATGGTTAGGGCTGACCTCTCTTCCAAGAGAGGCTCTACTCCATTACTGGAGCTCCACAGATTCTTCTGTGATGTTGACTCTGATAACCAGAGTAACTATTCAAGGTATCTTGAAAACTGGAGACGACCTGGTTTCCAGTATCGAAATACGGATCCATATTTCGTAGTGCCAGAAAGGCATAAGGACATCATGTCCGTTGGATGGAACTGGAAGTTCCGTCCAGAACGTCCTACTGAGGTCAGTAGGATAGACGTCCATAGTTTCTTGGACGTAATCCGATTTAATCGGGATATCCCCCTTGTGGTGGATAGGCTCAATATGTTTTTTGAGTCTGACCCCCTGGTTATGATCAGGGTTCGAGATAGGCCCGAGATACGGGGCCTTATCACTCTTGTCTCTAGGGACAAGAAACTTGCACACCAAGTGTGCCGATGGGTACGATCCAACAGGGATCGTACTGCCAGGGTTGACCTGGTTAGTCCGGAGTTTTATCTCCTGGGTCGTATGGATGAGTTCCCATCCAACGTCATCCTTCCGGATGCGGGTTCTATCAATTTCCTTGATAGAATGGCAAGTGATTCAAACTTGTCTGCAGTTAACTGCAATCCTCCTAGGAGGATACCGGAATACTCTTATCCCGGTGTCACCACTGTAGTGCTGACGGGGTTTAAATACCCCAAACGAACTTTTACTGCTCGTGCTGCTTTTGACAGCGTGCCCGAAGGCACTATCCCGGACGCTACTCCGGAGAACCTCGCTCATCTTGCGGGGTTCATTGAGGAGGAT